ATCACTACCACTCGCAGTCGCCTATCAATCACAGAAATAAAAAACTATCTTTTTGAAGGCCGACCCCCATCCGGTGGTGTGGGGGGTACCAAAAAGGTACTCTGTTATACAAAAGGGAACCCATATCAGAAAAAATTTATGCCTAGTCAACAAGTAACAAGATTGAGAGAAGATGTTCACAAGTTCATTCATGATGATGATTTTGATGCAGCTATGGTTGCACTGCGTGAAGGATTAAAAGCGAACCAGACTGTCCGCCGAAACCGTGCAGATGGTGAAAGAGGAGTGGAATATGCAGAAACACCCGCCCATACGGTGCGTATAACCGCGGCAAAATTGATGCTAGAGTACGGATTTGGCAAACCAGCGACCCGAGCCGAGATAAATATCAACAATGAGACGCAAAAAAGCGCTTCTCCGGCCGAAATCATGTCTCGGTTTAGACAATCAGGTGTAGATTTGAACGAAATTGTCGATGTTTACACAGAATCAATAAAAGAAGCCCCTTTGGAGATCGATAATGATGAATAAACCTATGATTTCCATCGAGGAGTTTCGCAAAAGGCAGGAAGCGGAGCGAGCTAAGCGTCAATACGACAGTCTTGGCAATGGAGAAGCTAAAGAAGATTTTCACGAACCGGATTTTGGCCAAAATTTTGAATATGCAACAGATCCGAACGCTCAAGCCGGTCAACCCCAAGGTTCATTTGGTATGGGGGGTGTTCAGTATCGGATGGTTAACGGAAAATGGACAGCTTTAAAATCAGACGGCAGTCCGATGACCCCTGGAGAGATGTACAACCATACTAGCAGTATGTATAAACCCGGAACCGGCGTAACCCCAGCTGCGAACATGACCGGAGGAACTTTATGAGCAAAGACAAAGATATAGGCCCAGGAAAAAAGTTTGAACACGAGCTATCGGCGGTCTTTGTCCGTTGGTGGGAGGAGTCAGACTTAGATGAATTAGAAATGTCACATCTAGCAATAGGTGTAATCGAACGATTCTGCGATACCACAGTCGAATTCGAGCCCGATTTCGATTTGGATGAGATAGAGGATGAGTGAATCATACGAAATAGACAGTTACGAGGTTATGGATAGAACCTCAACAAACCCATACTACGACCCGTCTAGCCAACCCATGCCTTCGGAAGAAGAAGGGCTGAGAATGGCCGCAGAAAGATCGACCCAAATGTTCAATCCTTTGGAGACACTTTATGGTGTTGGTCATATGGCGTCAGGCGCAGCTAATGATCTAGCTAGGCTAGCGGGTGCCGAACCTCCCAGCAGAAATCCTTCGCTAGTAAATGACCTCGGGCATCTAGGCACAAGTTTAAAAGAAAACCCTCTAGGCACCGCCGCGGACATGGTCATGGCTCCCGGATCCATACCAGGCATGTTCACCGGAAGAGTACCATTTGCCCTAAGAACACCCTTAAATCGAAGAGTTTTAAATCAAGCGACCCGACAGGCAAAAAAACACGGCGGTTATGTGGATGATGCTGCGATAAACTCAAAATTTAGAAATTCTCAAGAGTTATGGAAGGGTGGATTAAAGATTGATAAAGATAAAAATGTAGTTTTACAGCGGTGGGCTGACGACCAGCTCCACATGACAAAAGATTGGCAGCCAGCAAATCAAGCTTCTTTAAAAGACACATCTAGGGTAACCGGAGGAGGGGGAGGCTTGCCAACATCCGTAGCAGATGCCGGGTTTGGTACAGGCGCCCGGAAAACAATGGGAGAATTCAAAATACCAGCAAAAGAGTTCCCAAAAGCCTTTAAAGATAAAAACGCTATTTTTGGAAATATAGGTGAGGGAGAGATGGTGTTAAACCCCGCATGGGCAAAACAATACTACCGACCGGTAAAATCTAAATGGTCTCCGCCACCTAAAAACCTCACTCCAGAACCTCCAGGAGCAATCTATCTAGATTAATGCACAGCCTCGAACAAATTAAACATATGAACACGCCCGCGGAAGTAGCAAAGCGTCAGGCTTTGGCGCGGGCAATGAACAGGAGAAATAAACATGCCAGCAAAAAAGAAAAAAGCTAGCGCGGCCAAGAAGAAAGGCCCGTGTTGGAAAGGGTACCAAGCAATTGGTATGAAAAATAAATCCGGTCGCAAAGTCCCTAATTGCGTACCCAAATCAAAAGGAAGGAGCAGAGGAAAATAATGCCAGGATTCGGAAGATCATACGGGAAGAAAAAACCCGCAAAGAAAAAACCAGTAAAGAAAAAGGCCAGTTATGCCCGCAAAAAGAAAACCAAGTAAGCCCATACGGAAGACGACCAAGGGTAAAGGAGCGAATTACCGCACCGCAAAGGCTGGTGCTGGTATGACAAAGAAGGGGGTAGCGGCTTACAGAAAAGCTAATCCCGGATCCAAGCTTAAGACTGCGGTTACAGGTAAGGTCAAAAAGGGAAGTAAAGCGGCCGGTAGACGGAAATCATTTTGCGCACGCTCCAAAAGCTGGACGGGCGAAAGAGGTAAAGCAGCCAGAGCCCGCTGGAAGTGTTAATTCGAATCATAGTCTTATTAAGCATCCCTGCATGCACGGTTCACAACTATCATCATTATAAATACGAGTATAAATACGATGTGAAGATGGACGACAGTCCGACACATAAGCCAAATCCAGTTCAATGAATAAACAAATCCCATATCAAGAGGATGGAGCATCTCCGAAACAGCTACCTCAATACGAGATTGAAGATATGCTTAGTGAACTGCCTCCAGCACCTAAAAAGCCGCAAGCTCCGCACCCACAGCTTGACAATCCGAATGTCGCATATTACCCATCTTCCGCAATAATACCCTCCGATCAATTTACAGGTACGCCTGTTAAAAGAAACCGATGGGATGACCGTTTTTGGGAGGGCTTTGAGAAGTTCACAGAGAGCAACCCAGTAACTAGATGGGCGTTTAATACTAAAAACTTATCACCTCGCGATCAGTCTGACTCAGGTTTAGAGAATGTGGCTGAGTTGGTACCAAACCCCTATACCGCAATTGGTTTAGGATACGACGATATAATGAATTCCGAGGGAGCGAAGAGCGGTTTTGAGGCAGCGGCATTAGCGGCACCGTTAGCAAGAACGGCTTTTCCTTTAGCAAGTATAGTAACTCAAGGGTTAGATTACGCGGATGATACTAGATCAGACAACATAAGCCACGCAAAAGAAGGTAGGCACGACACATTTTGGCCTTGGGATATGTACGATGCCGAGGTCGCCCGAAGAAAAGAAAAACGAGGATTTTAATGACTGAAAATACCGAGCAACTAGAAAATTTAATCAGAATCGACCCGGAGGTTTGGTTCAGCACTTTTGGTGTCATTAAGGATAAACGAGGCAAGGACATTAAGCCCAAGCCTAATACGCTTCAAAAGCGTATGTTTGCCCACTACCGGAAATGTCAAATAGAGGATAAACCGTGTAAAATGATCATATTAAAGCCTCGTCAGAAGGGTGCGAGTACATGTGCACAGGCTTTGACATATCATCACATGAGAAAGCATGAAAATCTTGCCGGATCTTTGATGGGAGATATTAGCGGTACCAGTGATAAGGTTTTCGAAATATACCGCCGATACGCGGAGTACGACCATTTCCCTTGGACCGAAGACGGAGGATCTTTAGCCGACGGCGGTAACCTTGCGGACTTAATCAAATTAAAAAGCAAATCGGCCTATGGAAAAGAGACCGCGGGATCAAAGAATGCTGGACGATCCGGTACCATTCAGGTCGGAAATATGACCGAGGTTGCATTCTGGCCTATGCAGGGAGAAAGAGACCCAGCATTGGGATATTTGCAGAGTCTATATGACGGGGACAATGTATCTCTTGTTGTAGCTGACTCTACACCTAACGGCCCAAATGGCTGGTTTTATCGTACATGGGTACAGGACAATGAATGGGCGAAGATATTTGCGGCATGGTTTGAATTTGACGACTCAGTTATCCCATTTCACTCCGATTCTGAGCTTCAGGATTTCAAGGACACCATGACGGAGGATGAAAAAGAGGAGATGGAAAGATTTGATGTCGGCTATGAACAATTGCATTGGCGCAGACGAGTCCTCCAGGACAAATGCAATGGCGATCTTTCGAAATTCCGTCAGGAATATCCGAGTGACCCCGAGGAATGTTTCTTAATGTCATCCCGCCCAAGGTTCCATGTTTCCAATCTTGATAAAATGGTCAAGATATCGGCGGATCTTAAGCCTAAAATGGGTACTATGAGCGTCCAAACCGATGGCAAAACCGCTAATTTCAAGCCCGACCGCCTTGGGAACTGGAAAATATATGAGGAACCCGAGTATGATTCCAAATATTTGATCTCGGTTGATACATGCACCGGGGAGGATCAGCAAATGCAGGGTCTTGCTGCTGATCCAGATTTCCATTCTGTTCAGGTATGGAAGGCTCCCTATGAAGACTGGCATGGTAACTGGCATGTCCCGCGTATGGTTGCATTGCATCATAGCCGATTGGATATTGGAGTGCTCGCTCAGGAGATTGAAGGTGCCGCCCGATGGTATGGTGATGCATTTATCATCCCTGAGGTAAACAATTCCGGATTGGCATTGTTAAAATATCTATTGGAAGCGGGATTAAGCGTGTACCGCCGCCGTCGATTTAATGATTCCAGCGGGATGGTTGAGAAAAGCTTTGGCTGGAGCACTGATAAAGTCACCCGCAAAACGGTTATCGATCATATGGCCGCGGAATTATTGGAGGAGAACTTTGATATCCCGGATATTGATGTTTTGAAAGAGATGAAAACCTTTGTCATTAACGACAAGGGCAAACCCGAAGCTGCTCCCGGTCATCATGATGACCATGTATTAGCTGCGGCGATCGCATTGTACAATATCGATAGCGCGAGCACATTTAAAGCACCCAAAAAGAAGAAAATTACCAATCGAATGCTGCATAAGAATCCCGGCCTAATGTGCCCCGATGGCTTCATGCGCGTCCCTTTAGGTGCCATTAAGAAGAATTACAA